CCTCGCGCAACGTGTCGGAACCGGCGCCCATGCCGCCAAGGTTTCGGAGCATCATCGCGCCTTCCGTTGCGGCCGTCAGAGCGGTTGCGTAATTCATCTGAGCATCGGTGAGAGACGATGCGCCTTCGGAGGAAAGGAATTCAGAGAGGGCCGAACGAGGATCATTTGAGCGCAAGGCGAGAAGCAATTGCGCGCGAGACTTGGCATCGAAGCCCTGCTCTCCCAATCCATTGATTGCTTCCTCTAGCTGGCCGGAAGTGTAATGCAAGTCTTGGAAAATGGCCTGCTGGCTCTTGACCTTAACCGCTCCGGTTAGAGGAGCATAACTACCTTGATTGGCGATGATCTGTTGAGCGTTTGCGAACGTCTCATTTCCCTGTGCATCAAGAACCGGGTACATCCTCGATTGCATGTAGGACAAGGCCCTAGACTGGCCGGCAAGTTGGATGCGATGGTCTTTCCCAGCATCGCTTGCGGCTTGCGCGCCCTTGGCAGACTGGAATAACTTAGCATCCTGTCCTGTCCACTCCGCGTCACCTGGAGTTACGGTTTTACCGTCCCTGGCAATGCCGTAGGGCACACCTCCGATGCTGACCACTTTCGGCTGTAATCCTACCTTGGGGACGGAAGTTACCGCCTTTCCATCTGGAGTCGTCACACGAACAACGTCGGTCGGGTCCGCCTTGTTGATGGCGACGAGATTCCCATCTTTGTCCGGTTTCACATCATACTTTTCCCGCGCCGCTGCCTGCGCCTTCGTTAGATTGGCTTGAGCCGTTTCCATGTCGGCCATCGCGCTCATAGTCTGCGCTGCCTGCTTGGGGTCTTGCTGAGGCTGCGCGATAGGTGCTCGGCTCATAATGCTCTCAGCGCCCTTGGGTCCGATGGTCTGCTGTTGCTGCTGGCCCTGCCCCTTGATGTGCTGAATCATCTGTTGCACGGTCTGGTTTATTCCAGCGATGGCTCCCTGCTTGTCCTGGTGCTGCTTCACGGCAATCTTCAGGCCGTCCGCGTATTCATCCGGCTTGGGGTTGAGCCAGTCCTGGTTGAGCGCCTTCGCCATGCGCTTCAGCTTCTTGGGATCGCCTAGAATCTGCATCACGGCAGGGTCCTGGTAGGCTTTAGGGTCTACCTTGCCATCGGGGCCGGTGTACTTCTGCGTGGACGTGAGCAGGTCAGTCCAATCGCTTGTGGCCGCAGCGAGCTTCTTTTTCTTCTCGTAGGCCACGGCGTTCTGGATGGTGCTGCCTATGGCGTTCCCTAGATTCGCGGGTCCGGTGTGCTTCCCTACGAGAGTAGGTTGTGGTGGTGCGCTGCTGGGTGTCGGAGCGGGAGTGGGCTGCGCCATCTGCGGGCGCTGCTGCGCTCCCGAGAGGATCATCTTCAGGATTTGCTGCATGGGGTCTTGCTGCTGGCCGGGCATGGTCGGCGGAGTCGTGCCAGGCGTGGCCCCGGGAACGATGGCTGGTGCTCCACCACCTTGCGGTACTAACGGATTAGGTATCGTATCCATTTATGGCATCGGTATAAAGTTTGGCTTCACCGCGCTTAAGAACGACGCGATATCATCGAAAGTGGACGGAGTGTTCGCGATGCGCGAGGCATCGGCCTGCGATGTCCCTTCCAAAATGCTCATGTAGTTCTGGATGGACTGTTCGTAGAGCTGTGTCGCCATCGTCGTTACATCCGTGGTCTGCTGACTCTCAAGACTCGCCATCCCAAGCTCTGCACCCGAGCCGAATCTGTTTCCTCCCGCGCTGAACGATCCGAGCAAATCTTGTTTCTGCTGCGCGAATTGCGGCTGCAACTGAGCCACGAGGTCACTAAAAACTTGCGGGTTGTAGCCAGCTCCACTCGACAGGAAATTTTGTAGCAGAGCGCCCATGCCCTTGCCATACGTCTTGTCCAGTTGACTTCCGAGTGCGGATAGTTGGCTGGGACTGAGCGAGCCTATTCCTCCCGTTCCCGCTGCGATGGGACTGCCAGGCGTCGATCCCCCGCCTCCCGGTGCGCTGGAAGTTCCGGGAGATGTGCCGATGGATGTCGGAGGAGTCGGCGCTCCGTAGGGACTGCCGAATGCTGGGAAGTTTCCGTAGGGGTTGGCGTTGCTCGATGAGGTCGGACCAGTTGATGGAACTATTGGAGGCAATCCAGTATTTGGAGTGCTGCCCATGTTCGGCTGTTGGCCGGGGTTCTGCATCGACCATACCGGATTTGCTGTCGCACCCATTAGTAGGATTGTACCATCGGCATCAACTGCCTCGTGCTCTTGTTCTGATCGCGCTTGATGCTGGGTTCAAGAGCCTTTATCAATCCCGGTCTCGTCGGGTCTTTCGGGTCGCCGAACAGAGTAGACTTGAGAATCGGAAGCATGTCGCTCCATCTGTTCTCTACCGCTCCTAAAATTGCAGCACTGTACTTTGCCACAAGTTCCCACGAGGTGGGAATGTAGAGTTGCGATCCCGGAAGATTTCCTTGCACGAACGGATGCCTGCGCTGGTAAGGCAAATAGACTTGGTATTGCTGCCCCGGCTGGCTGCCGAACCAGAACTGATTCTGGTAGCGCGTGTACTTGTAGGGAACTCCTCCGGGAACGAACAGCATGGACTGAATTGCCTTGGGGGTCATGTAGTCCATTGGATAGCCTACGAAACTCGTGCCTCCCGAGAATGAAATCCCCGCGCCAACGAGGCCAACCTGCAAAGCCTGCGTTTGATTAAGAAAGATAACCGGGTCTTCCATCAGAGTGTAATCGTCGCCTGGATTTAGGAAGTAGCTGACTAGATACTGGTAGTTCGAGCCGTTGAATCCTAGTCCAGGACCAATCTGTACCAGTGGAGGATTCGCCACTTCCAGTTCTCTGAAGTTTTGGTTCTCGGTGAAGTTAAGGATCGCATCACGCAGCCAGTAGCACACGTCAGTAGCCGAAATGTTCTGCTTCTTTTGCAGGATGTTAAGAACTCCGGGAACAAGATCGTTGAGCGTGCGCGGATTCTGCGCTGGCAGGTTGTTTCCAGGAGGCGTAACCACTAGGGCGGTTGTGCTCATCAGTATGCCGCTAGGTACTCGAAGGTTCCCTGCTGCCCTGCTAGGGATGCGGTCATGCCAACGCTGGTAACGTAATCAATGCCGCCATCGTTTTGGTCTATGGCCGTATTCCCGTAGAAGAATATTCCTCCTGGAAGCAGCGTCATGTTCACCGCCACCAGTGTGGCTCCGGGAGTGAATCCTAAAATAAGCGGACCACCGTTAACGCACCGGACGAAAAGGAAAAGGCACTTCGCAGGAGCTGAAACTATCGTAAGTGGAGTACCCGTTGCAGCAACGTAGGTATATCCGCTGTAAATAGCTACGCTGGAAGACTGGCAGGCAAGCGGAGGAACAACCCTGTTGAGCAGAGGGATTGCCGACACTCCCAGGTTATCCAGGATCTGCAATGTCGCATTGAGTTGTGCTGTGCTGTTTGGCATCAAGCCGCCACAAAGTACTCTATCGGAGTTGTCGCCGTTGTCGCCGTGAAGCTGAGGGCGGTTAGCCCCGCAAAACTCCCCGTTTCCGCAGACAGGGCGTATAGGAAAATTCCACCGACGTTTGATCCCACCGGAAGCAGGAGAACTCCTCCACCAGCTCCGCCAGAAGAGACGTAATTTAGCTGTACCGGATTAACGCCCAAGTTCCTGACATACACGAAGTAAACAACGGTAGCCGGGAGAGCGATGTTCACCCCACTAGTAGGAACCTGGAACCAATCGGACGCCTGCCATAGTGTCGCGGCAAGCTGAAACCCTGTCACGTTGCGGTTGAACACCGTCACCGCAGAAACGGTATCTACTGCCTGAATGCCTAGACTCAAATTCGTTTGGACGTTTCCAGCCATCAGTCTCTCCTAAAGTATGAACACTCTCACGGTTGCGCTCGCGACCGAGCACGCAAGGGATATAGCTGTCTTGGACCAGGCCGCGCCGCCCACCGAAACACCGTCGCCCACATTGGCAATCTCGCTGATGTAATGCACCTGAAAGCGCGTCGGAACATATCCCAAGTTGTGCGGAACACTGAACGCCGTGTTGGGTGTTGCCGGAGTCACGATATTCCCCGAGTCCCATCCTTGAATGTTTTTACCCAAATCAGAGTTCCCTGTTCCGAAACTGATGCCCATGATTACGCGACGGATGTTGCGTAACTGAGAATCAACAGGAAGATTGGCGCGGTTAGCTCTCATAAAGTTGTGTTTTCCACCTCTCCGATGATTGCCACCTTTAAAATAGAAAGCGGCCCAGCTCCAGCCAATTTAGAAACTGACAATTGCAAGTTCATCCCTGTCCAGACTCCGCCAACGATGTCGATTTCCACCGTCATCGTAGCGTAGGTTGGTACTGCATTCCCTACCCCGATGGGCGTGGACGATGAAATAACCTGCTGTTGTTCGGTTACCCCCGTGATCGTCCAAGTGACCGAAACTTGCCCAAGGTCGGTAAAAGTCCACAGCAGTTTTCTTATCGTGGGATTGCGGTACTGCCCGCCAATCTGCTCGACGCGCCACGCATAGGATGACGGAAGTAGAGGATCGTTCGCCGGTTGCGTCGGGTCGAAAGTCCGGTACTCGGTGAGTCCCGTAAGGATGTTGGTGCAGGGATAAAGAGCCAACTGGCTCGAAGCGAATACCCCGCCGTTCGATGTGGGAACAAATACGCCCACTCCGCTGGTCGTGCTGGCGACTCCTCCGCCCGATCCACCGGAACCTCCCGTTCCTCCGCCACCGCCGCTGGGCGGTTTCGTAGGACCTCCGCCCGGATATGGCGGGTAGCGCGGGCTTGGTAAAGTCTGATTGGGAAGAGCCATTTATTAGCGCCAGCATAGTGATGGCCGTGCCGTCACCAAAGAATTTGTCAAGTCCTGCGGCATCCAGTTGTCATCCTCAAGAGAGTAAGAATAGATTCTCGTGCTGCTGCCCATCGGTATACACAGCTCATAACGCAGATACACGTAGCCCTGATTGAATTTGGGAATGATGGATGCAACCGGGTTGAGCGTGGCGTTTGAGAGGTCCTCCATGATCGCGTCGCGCGCTCCTCCGCCTATGGGATTGAACCCTTGCACCGTCGCCTTGTACACGTTGTCGGTCGAGATGAAGAATCCGGTCGAGCCGTACTGTGCGATGCTCCAAGGATAGACGTTTCCCATGCCTTCTTCGCTGGACCAGAGATGATCGAAGTAGAAAGGCGTGAGAGAAGTATTCTCTGAAATCGTCTGGTAGGTTATGCCGTTATTGCGGAACAGGTAGGCCACCTCACCGAACGCCATCACGCCCGTAAACTGGTCGGGCACGTCCAGGAAGTTATTGAATCCTGCGCTGGTGTTTACGCTCGGGTCGAACTGGTTTGGTATGCCATTCGCGCTGTACCAGAGCAATTGCGGGTAGTTCGTGACGTCTCCCGCCGCGAGAGTCGTTGCTCCTGTTCCCGGTATCGGGTTGGTGACAGACGCGACGTTGAACAGAGAAACATTCAGCAGGCAGATTTGGTTGTTTATTTCATATAGGAACTGGCTTCCGATGCTGGAACCGGCCCCGCCGAATATTGCGTTGGTAAGCCCCGAAACAAGCGTGGTGCTCGTGCCGATACCGTCCCAACTCTGAACGTAAGGAGCACCATTGGTGTAGTACAGAATGTTGGCGAAGTCACGCGAGGCTACCGGAACTCCTTGCGTCAGGTTCGGGCCTCCCACAAACGTCCACGGCGGAGGAACGAACGTCGTGTTGTAGGGATTTAATTGCCATATTCCGTCTGATGTGAACGCACAGGTATGTATAGTTCCGTTCGCGTCCATGAAACTGGTCTGCCCGAGCGTTGCGTTAGACGTGTTTGGTCCGGGGAAGGCCAGGATAAACGGAGGAGTAGAGCGTATCTCTTGGTTGCGCAGCCAGATATTCGACATGGCAGCGGCTTCCAGTTGCGTCAGGAAAATAGCGGGAGTCTTGTTGTTCAGACCTTTCCAGGACCATCCGGGCTGGATGTCATCAGGCGGGTACGAGATAGTGAAAGGTTTCGACACATCAGTTGATTGTCGCTTGCAAAATCCCAGCAGGCAGTGCGTTCAGTACCAACCCATCGACCCAATACAGCTTCCCGTAGGTGTACACGCCACCAATCGCGGCGGGCAGATAACTCCATACGATGAATCCGTTGGTGTCCGTTACCGTGAGTTGAGCAGCGGTCGCATCCTGCCAAATCAATTGCTCGATGCGAACTTTGTAGGGGTAGGCTACGCTCAACGAGTTACCGCCCGCTCCAGCATTCGCAAGCAAAATCTGATTCGGGAGTAAGGCAACCAGGAACGTGGTCGTGCTGGGAATTGAAAGGACCTTGTAGCCGTTCGCGTACCCAGCTACCGCTGGCGCTTGCAGGCTGATGTTCTGGCCCAAAACGTATCCATGCGCCAAGGCGGTCGTAACTAATGCCGATGCACCAAGGTTCACGATGCTTGATATCGCAACCGTCGTGGCTTGGTCTGCGTTCGTGAAACTCCAAGGATTGGTTTGAATTTGCAATTTAGCACGCTATCCCTAAAACGATTTCTAGTGTTTCCTTCTGATGCGGACAGAATCCATACCAACCAATTGCGCCATTAGGAAAGCGTCACTCCTACGGGTGCTCCCTGCACATACCAGACTCCGGCATGAGCTACGAACGTGATGTTGTTTCCCACCGCTGCTCCAAACGTCGCAATGTGCAGAGAGCCGTTAATCTTTAGCAGTGGAGTCGTGATCGTGTGCGCGAAGGCGGTGGTGGAGTAAAAGTTCAGCTCGAATTCATCATTGCCCTGCATGTTAGGGAAAACGGCTCCAGAAGCTCCAGCAAAACCGCCCCCGGAGATAGGAGCAGCAAGGGTGATGGCATCCGCCGAACCTGTCGTAATCCACCAGTTCCCTGAAATCATATAGTTTGCCGAACCTGGAACAAAACCGATAGCGTCGGCGACTCCGGAGAGTACGCGGCCAGCGTTAGTTACCCCGTATTGAAACCGAGTAGCTTGGCCTTCGTTCATTTGCAGTGGATACGTCGGCATTCAAGTCTCCTAGAAAGTTCCCGCCTCGGCACTTATATGATTTATTTGAAGAGAAACGTCGGTCGGATTCACGAGCTTGGGATCGGGCTGTAGTTCCTGCCCGTCGCGTGAAGCCTCTTGCGCCACGGCCACCTCGAATGCGCCATTGATATTTCTGTCAGCGCAGCGTCGAGAGCAGACCAAAAGACCAGCATCCCATACTCCGTCAGAGATAGGCCATTTCACCTGACATCTCTGGCAGGTAAAATAAACTTCTTCGCAGAACCCTCTCCAAAGCGGCATTTAGTTTATCGCCTCGCTGATAGAAAGGTTGTCTCTCTTGACTCCGCCAAGCAATTCTCGGACGCCAGTTGAACCGATAAGCAATTCCTGCCTAGCTCGCTCTGCGGTTACCCCACTTCTATGCGGACATTGACCGTAACGGCCCTTGGCAAAATTGCAGTTCATGCACAAGCATTCATACTTATTCTTGTCCCACTTCTCGCGTCTGGCAATGATATAACCATGCAGCCCGTGCGTCTTTCGACTTCTCAACTTCGCTTCGTACCCGTAGATATGTTCCAAAGTAAGGAAGTAGGGATGATCCTGACCGCAACATCCGCACTTACCTCCAAATGCTTTTAGAAATTCTGCTCTGAGTTGTTGAAAAAATTGCCGACCGCAACATGCAGAACAAGTTCTGGCAACGTAAATCTTGTTGGGTTTCCCGTAATGTTTAATCCTCACTCGAAACTGATGCAGATATTTTCCCTTCCCGCATCTTCGGCAGCGCTGTTTTGACGATAGCTCCATCCGCCTATCTCACCGGCTCGTGCGTGATCTTGCCCTTCTGTATCGAACTGTGGAACGTTCCCTTGCCGCTAGACTTCTGATGCGGCCTGATGGCATGAACCTTCGCAGGATTATGAACGATGTGACCCGCCATCCATTTGGGGCATTCGCTCGACATCAGTTTGCCTTCTTGACTTGAGAAGGAGCCGGAGTCATCTGCGCGGCTCCTCCCGGTTTGTAAGGTGGCGGAGCAGGCGGTGCCCCAGACTTTGGTTCTCCGACTTTACCGGCCATCGCAGGCTGTGGAGAAAGTCCAGGAACAACGTAGGGCGTGTCCAGGACCTTGATTGAGTCCACTGGCAAGCGGTAGTTGCTGCGGTGAAGCTCGGCGTACTGCTTGGCTTCTTCCATGGTCGGAAATCGTCCCTCAGTTCCGCAGGTGCAGGCAGTCAGGAACTTGTCGGTGTCGTGCTTGCCGTCCGGCCTGATAGTTATTGCGTGAGCCACGTTGTTAACCTCCGCGAAAGTTGCAATGCTCTGCGTCTTTGCAACCGGCATCTTACGGGCCGTAGCTGCCGAATGTGTTGATCCAACTTGTTGCTCCAGCGCTGAACCGCTGCGTGGTCAGGAGCAAAAGAACCTGAGTCTGGAAGTCGTCATCGGTCTGCCCCTGGATCTCGACGCGCTCGTAGAAGCGCAGGTAAGTCTCATCCTTTTCCGCCAGCAGGAACCATGCGCTAGGGCTGGTCAGGTAGTTCAGGTGGTAGAAGTTCAGGTTCTCGCCCTGGAGCGCGTTAAGTTCGTTGTCCGCAGTGTACGGCTTGCCCGGGCTGCCCAGAATCTCGCGGGCAATCATGATGAGTTCAGGCGGGATCACCGCATGCTTGGGCCGAACCATCGATGGGATGCCGCGCCCATCGGTGAAGCGGTAGAAGTAGTTGATGGCCTGCTGCAAGGAAGTGAAGGAGAAGTCCGCGTCTGGCGATGGCCGGTTGGGATAGGTGCCTGCCGAGTTGATGATGTTCGCAAGGCCCGGCCCTACGCTAGTTGCTTCCGTTCCACCCGGGAGAGGATGCGCGGTGTTGAACAGCGTCACGCCATCATCGGTCAATTGCAGGGTTCCGCCAAGGTTCAGCACGTTCGCCGAGACCGCCTCGCGAGCGTAGAGCGCGGAGCGCGCGTGGGCTTTGGTGGTCTGCACGATGATGCCGTACTTGTCGTCTTCCACCAGTTGCCGGGTGAATTGCGACAGCAACCCGTAGGGAAGGTGCAAGTACTTCTTGGTGCCCGACTGGATGATGTTGTCCGCTACCGGCCTGGTTCCTTCCGGCATCTCGGGCATTGGCCCGGTGCCAGCCAGGTGGTAGTCGATTTCGTAGGCGTCCTCGGAATTGTCCACCTTCAAGAATCGAGTGTACTGCGGTTCGCGCATCTGAAAGTCGATGTGTTCTACAAAAATGTGCTTTATTCCTTCCTTCAGTAGCGGTGCGAAGGTATTTCGTGACGCTAAATTGTTCGCCACAGTACTCTCCTATTTAAGCGTTGATCTGTTGTGCCGATGCCAGGACCGTGAAGAACACGCGTCCGCCCACTGTTCCTACCGCATCGCGCGGGTCCAAGCCCACAATCTCAACCGTGTTAGTCTTCGCGCTATCGACGTACCAGTAGTTGTTGGTGTCCTTGGTCAAGCCCGCCAGAGTGCCCACGATCTGGTTGGTGGTCGCCGTCGCGCTGCCGGTCGTTCCGTACTTGCCCACGAATACCGTAGTCGGAGATGCGACGTAGTAGCCTGCGCGCCCATCGTTGATCGGGACAAGCGAAGGCGTGATTACGGCAAGAGGCTGGTTAGCATTGGCCGCGTAGTTTCCGACGACAGAACCTGGTCCGGTAACTCCAGAAAATCCAGACGGAGCACCCGCGCCAGTTGTGCCAAGGTTCGAGAAGCCGTTGCCTTCCGCCAGGAACCCGGCGATGTTGTCCACCACCGTGACGCCGCCCCAAGCCTGCAAGCCGCCATCGGTTGCGCTGATCGTTACAGGAGTGCCGTAGGGTGCGGTCTGACCGGCCTCTTCAATGATGCGCCGAAGGAGAAACGACAGAGCACCACCGATGTTCTGAACTGGTTCGATTGGTCCGGCAAAGTTTGCCATTTAGCTGTTCTCCTTCTCAGTCTTGGCGATCTTGTTCCATTGCGGGGTGCCGCGACGTATCGAGTTCTCGGGCGTGGCGCGGCTTGAGATTCTTTCCTGATCCTCAACGCTGGGGACACGCGTGAATGTTCCAGCGAGAGCCGCCTGGTCTTCCATGGGAAGAGCGCCAACGGCCATTCCGGGATTCGTCATGTTGAGTGCTTTTTGCAGGTAGGTCTTCTGCCGCCCGTAATGCACGTCGGGACGGGCTTTGACCAGCACAAGGTCCGTGCCCACGGTTATCTCCGTGCCGTCTCCGGTGGCTTCCGCTACCAGCGGGTGTACGTCACAGCCACACTTGCCCGTGGTGTCTTCGCATCCAGGCTTGCAGGTCGCGTTCGAGTAGCCCTGCATCAGCAATTGCTTGTAGTTGTTGTGGTCCGCAGACTTGCCCATGATCCTGCGCGCGAGGTGGTAGACGTATTCGCGGTTGATGATCTCGAACATGTTGGTGAGCGGTAGATTCACGCGCCGAGCTACGATGTTCGGGTCAAGCAGCGCCCTTAGTTCAGGACTGTACTGATCCGGTGTGTGATGCGATTCCTTGAGGTTTTCGCGGTAACTCTTGGGCAGCTTCGAGATGTCGAACGACTGGCTGGTAGACATTAGGCAATTCCTTTGAGGAAGGCGTCAACGTCCTTGATGCCCAGCTTCTTTTGCAGGAACTCAACCGCATCCTCGGGGTTATTGCCCTTGAACAGCGCAATCTTTCCGTCCGAGGCAAGTTCCATCAGCTTGTTGCGGCTTGCGTTGTCCGATGAACTTGTGGTGCCTTTGCTCGAATCTTCGAGGAAGAAGCTGTTCTTTCCGGAATCGAACTTGAGGCCCTTTTCCATGGCCCTTTTTCCGATCACCATCGTCACCGTGTTGCGGACGTAGTTCGGATAGGTGGGCTGGCCCTTGACTACGATGTCGGTATTGTCGAGTTGTTCGCGGACCTCTGGGATGTATCCGCCCCAGCCGTTTGCTTCCATCTCGCGGAATATTTCGCCCTCAGTGATGCGGGCATTCAGTTGCACGATGGCGACGTTCTGCGGCATCTGGCGGCGGGCGAAGGCGGCGTCTTCGTCGTCGAGCACGCTGGGAACTTCAGGCTGTTCCACTTTCGGTTCGGGACGCTTGACCGATTGCTCGATGGTCGAGAAACGAGTTTCGTAGGAATCAATCTTGGCTTGCAGGGGCTTGATGGTTTCCTGGAACGATGCGGACATGCGGGCTATCAAATCGTCGGCTTCGGCTTTGGACTGCTCGGGCGGCTTTACTTCCTCTTTCTTTTCGTCTTTCTTATCGCCCCACATTTTTGCTCCGTAAAAACAAAAAAGGCCCGACACCTTTCGGCGTCGAGCCTTGTAGTTTTCCTCGTGGAGAGGACTTCAGTCGGCCTATCGCTTGTAAATCTACGGCAAACCGTTGTCAGTTGTCAACTTAAAGTTTAGAATAGAGGCTGCTTCACGAACCTACTGGAGGTAGGTCCATGAAACCTCATGTCCGTCGTGTCCACAGACACAAAGTAACGCAGCCTCTTGACCAATCCTACCGACTTATCGCGCTGACGCAAGGACAGAACGCCATCGTGGATATGTCCGACTTCGAGTGGTTGTCTCAGTGGAATTGGCACGCTAGGTGGAGCAAAACTTCCAAAAGTTTCTACGCTTCTACCAATCACGAAGGACACATGGTATCCATGCATAATCTACTTTCTCCTCCTGGGATGGGTAGAGAAAACGATCACAAAAACCACAACACGTTGGACAATCGAAGAGATAATCTGAGGAAATGCACTAGACAACAAAACCTCATGAATCGAAGGATTCAGAGGAATAACACATCTGGATTTAAGGGTGTGTATTGGGACAAGAAGAATTCGTGTTGGATGGGTTTCGTAAGGGCGAATGGAAAACTCCGGTATTTAGGACGCTTCAATTATGCAGAAGATGCGGCGAGAGCTTACGATAAGGCTGCCACCGAATATCATGGGGAATTCGCGATGACCAACTGTTAGCTACTTTTGATTCTCCTGCACATGTACTGCCCCCACTACTCCCTGACTGCAATGAATCAAGATGTTCCCGGTAAACTTGCGGTGTAGCAAGACACGCACCACTTCCGGCCACTCCTCCCGCACGCGGAAGACCTGCACGCGGGTGATGGTGACCGAATCAGGAACTAGCGTTTCTGGTCCGTTTGCCACTTTCGCGCCGTCTCCGGTATATCCAGGATAAAGTCTATCGCCTGTATCGCCCCGCGAATCTGGTTCTCTTTCTCGGGCTTACCGCTCATGTGCAGGAGCCTATTGAGGTGGGCCTGGCGGTGGGCTTGCAGGTCCGCCCGGAACATTCCCCACTCCTCCGCCTGCGTCCACTGGTACGCCCGCTCCGGGTAGCTGCTGAGCACCGGCCATGCTAAGGAATTTCCTGATGGCATCCGGGTTGGGCTGTCCTTGGGCTTGCGGGGCATTTGCTTCTCCTGTCTCGAACTCCGGGACAAACTCTCTAGGCTGGTCGTAGCCGAAGTTCCGCAGCACGCGCATCATCATGGCGTCTTGGCTCTTGAGCGCGTCGGTGAAGAACTTCTTGGCGTTGGGAGGCATCGCCGCATTGGTTGAGATGTTCTGAATGATTTGCGCCGACTCCTGGAAATGCTGAGACAGGGCGCTGCGCAAGAGCATGTCGTTCTGCTTCTCGACTTCCTTGTTGACGCTTGCGGTGGTTGCGCGGATGGGTATCTTGATGTGGTTCTTGTAGAAGTCCCCTAACGCTTCTTCGAGGAGCGCCGCGTCCTTGCCGTAGACCTCCTCGATGTTGTTGACCCCGAACTTGCCGAAGACTTTCGTGCATAGTGATACGAGTTTGATGTGGGAATATCGAAAGTCGGAGACTCGAAGGTTATTACGAGTGTTCCCGTCTTGAAGTAGTGCCAATGTTCCTGCTGCGCCATATTGTCCTTTCTTGTTCAATCCTCCCGCGCCCATGCCCATGATGGCCTGCGATACTCCGGCGCGGTCGTCAGCGGTCTTGAGCATGAACTGCTCTTCCTCGATTCCGCCTGTGCCGATGTCGTTCGGATTCTTTAGCAACTCTATTTCGTCAGCGTCCCCGGGGATGATGCAGAACGGGAATACTTTGATGTCTTTATCCAAGTTGGGGTTTGAGGAACGAATGATACCGGTGATCGCCATAGTTCGCGCATCAATCCTCTGGTTACGCCAAGTTGAAATCCCGTTCTGGTCGGCTTCGAGCATGTCCGCATAGCCCCTGCCGTGGATGCCTTTGGATGAGATGTCCAGCTTGGTGGGGATGATCGGGCAGGCGTTGTCGGGCATGAAGTTGAACACTTGCCGGATCATGGTGCGGGTCGTGAAGTGGTAGGAAGCGAACAGGTGCACCTTGACCTTCTTGCCTCCCGGGCCGTTGATCCACCACCAGAATATGCACTCGTAGATGTCCCACTCAGCCAGTATCCTAGCTTGCGGGGCGTTGATGCCTTTCTTTGTTTCCTGGCGCTGCTTGGCAAACTCCGGCCCTTGCCGGTCGGGATGGTCGATGATCTCTTGGACCTTCTTGTTGTCGTAGAATCCGGCGAAGACTCTCTCTTCCAGCTCGTACTTCCGCAGCGTGCGCTTCTGGGTCTTGAGCCTCGACTTGTCCCACGTAGGCGCGTCGGGATCGGCCATCACGTGCTCAAACTCCAGGTTCTCGACGCGCGGCCCGGTATAGATCGTGGACTCGGTCAGCTTGGTGCGCTTCGAGCCTTTGTCGCTGCCCATGAGCGATACTTCCGTCACTTCCATGCGATGTTCGGGAACGACTTTGAAGAAGTGGGTGCCGAGCCTCGCGCTGTCGGCAAAACCAACACATTCGACGCGATAGAGGTCGAGGGCTTCGTGGTCAAAAGCCTGGTTATCAATGAACTGTTCGAGTATCCGCACTTTCTCAGATTCTCGATGCGGGTCCTGAGGCTTTGCGAACTGACTGCGGAACATAGCCACCGGGGAAGTTGACCAAACGAGACCCAGTACGCGAGCAGCAATGTCATCGCAGCGCTGTCCGATGACTTGTACGACCAGGTTGGAAGCGTTGGGCCAGGGGAAGGACTTCGATTTTTCTTTCGGTTTGCCATCGGCGAGCCTCCGCCATTCAGGAACCTTCTTCTCGAACATAACGGCAAAGGTGTCTTTATAAACGCGGATGGACTCGTGCAGCCATTCTTCTATTTCTTGGTTCTTGTCTTCGCCGAAGTCGGCTGTGATGGGCTGGAAATCCTTCTGGGCGGGGAAGCTGGCCTTTACGTTTGACTCGGGCTTGGAGGCGTCAGGCACTTTGATCCCTTAATCCATCGTAAACGAACGTGAAGGCGTTTGCTCCTCTTTGAATCATACGGAAATTCCAGTATTTGAACCGAGCGTCAAGCTGTTCAATTGTCTTGCTAACAATTTCATCTATGCCATCGGGATGGAAACCTTGGCGTGGTGGTGCGTGAACAACCTGATGAATGGACTTGCGACCTTCTGGAAGGATAACTTTGATGTCAACGTGACGGTATAGCGGATTCCCTTTGTCATCCCTACGCATCAGTACCCCGTCTGACTATCTGCCGTAACCTTCTCGAACTCTTCTTGCCGCTCGCGCATGTTCTTCAACACCTCACGCTTGCGGATGAGGTTGTAGAGCTGCGGCGCGTAGCCGAGCGTGTCGATAAGATCAACGTCCATGTCCTTGCCGCGATAATAGCCGAGAAGCTGTTTGCGCGCAATGGAATGTGACTGGTGCATCCAGAATTGTTCGTTGCGGATATAAGGCTCCAAGCTCTCAATGCGCCTGTCTTTGGCCGCCGCGCGGTTGTCCAGGGGCAGGTCGTGGAAGCGCAGACGCTTGGACTTGCGGAGGTTCAACTCTTCGAGGTAGAGCTTGAGATAGACTTGCGCGGCGACAGTCTCGATCCAAACGTCAAACAGGCCCCATTTGTAAGCTGTAGCGTATATTTCCTCACAGAAGTCCCGGTATCCGCATGATTTGCTCCACTCATCAAGCAGGTAAAATCGCTGGGTTTCTTGGTCGTACCCAATAACAGAGATCGCATGAGCGCATCGGCCTCTTTTACCGGCATGGTTCGGGTCCACAATAATCCGCAGGTCGAGCACTCCACAGTCAATGTCTTCTCTGGCTTTGCCATTGTAGACCTCGTGTTCTACTAGTAGGAAGTTGGTGGGATCGTCGAGCGGCTTATTCGGATTGGACTGCTTGAAACGGTAATACCTGAGCCATTCAGCTCTAAATACGATGTCGCTTTGTAGTAAGGGAACGTTGAGATACTGGTGAGAGTAATCATAATCGCCCATGCGCGCCCTCTGATAAAGTAGACGCTCCATCGGCCATTCTTCGGGAAACAAAGCTTCCCCGCTCGGATGTAGTTCACAACATCCTCCTTCCGCTGAGTGCGATTCTACGACGAAGGTCTTGTCATTTTCACGAATCCAGCCATCAAGGTCGGCCACGCTCCAGCGATTGCCATCAACGACGTTATCTCCGTTCCCGATAACTCCTCCAAGCATTCTGTGGTAGCGGATGGTTGCTTCAGCGACTGCCTCGGACTGCTGAGCTTCCAGGCCAAACAAGTCATCTTCAATCGCTCTAGCAGGGTGTAATCCCGTGACCGCTTGTCCGACCCCGCGATAATGATAAGTACCCTCTTTTCTGACTTGTCCATGTGCGCTCCTACGGTGAATCTTAATCTCGGTGTTCCAGGTCGTTGTGCCGTCCGGGATGATTTCGGGGAAGATGTGCCTGAACCGCTCGTTGTTCTGGTAGTGATGGTCCACAAGCGTTCCGTTCAGCACCGTGTTCTTCTCGGTCTCGGCTATCAGCAGCGTGGACGTGTCAGCGTCGTGCGCATAGTGCATCCAGTTAACCCACGAATCGCCGTAGCCCATGCGCCGCATTAGGTATTCATCGTTCTCGGTGAAGGGCAAAGCCCACCAGATCGGCAAGCCTTCGGCTACGATGGTTGTCTTGTAGTGATTGCGTGGCAATTCCAGGACCAGGCGAAGGCGCTCGCGCTCTAAAGACTTGCACACCAGCTTGTGGATTGTGGAGAGTTTGTCGCGCTTGAGGGTGTAATGCAGGAAGAAGAACAGCGAGCCAAGCGAGTTGAGCCTTACGGCTATCTCATCGGCTGCCGGATCGCCGCAGAGCTTGAGGATGCGCCAGGATTGCACAAGCTACCATCGCTCGTACTGCATAAAACAAATCGTTCTGTCGTCGCTCAAAAAGAAAACATTCTCAAGCAGTTGCCGATCCATCAGCTTCTTTGCCCTCTCGTACTTCTTAAAGGTCTGCTGTTCAATTTCCTCTATCAACTTCGCCCATTCTCTTGCTTCGCTACTCATCATCCTCTCCAACATCTTCGCTCAACTCTTCGTCATCGCCTTCGGTCTCTTCGGGGGCTACGTTTACGTCCTGGCGCTCAATGAACTCCTCGGGCATGTAAAACATGGCTCCGGGTACTTGTTCTTTTTGTATGCCGAGACGATCTAACCCTTCAGACATAACTGCGTAATACTCGTCCAGGCTCTTTTGCAACTCGGGATCGTAAACTCGCGTGGTGTAAGTTTTGTACTCTGACTGAATTAATGGGATTTTCTCTTCATTTGCCATCTCATCCTCCCGCCTGCGTCTGGTGGCGTTTCACACGCTTGAGTTCCATGTGGCCGTAGATGCGGCAGATGATTTCGCGCTCTTTCATCACGCGGATGACGATCTTCTTCTCGCGGCCTACAGAGTCAATCCCAGTAAGGTCGTAAACCTCTCCCACGAAGTTCGAGTAAACGACCGTGTCGCCGCGCTTGATGGTCTTTACGTCTTCGCCGATGGAGAGAACCGTTCCGGTCGTGGGCCTGCGCTGCGCTGCATCGGGGATCTCAAGCAGCATCCCTTTGCCTTTGCAGTCGGGACAATCGATCTTTCGCGTTGCGTTGCAGGATTTGCACTTCATATCCGGGTTGAGTCTGGAACTTCCATCATCGCAGTCAGGACACACGAGCTTGCCAGTCCATTCGCACGTGTCACATTCGTATCCAGAGCGGAATTGGTCTTCGAGGATTAACAGGCGCTCAAAAGTCGCTTCCCAACCTGTCGGGCCGGTAGAGAATATGTTCTCGTTATCGTGCCAATTGTACATATCTAAGGCTTGTTGAGGAGTAATGCCCAGATCGGCAGGGATAATATCGTGAGTAGCGTTTCTTACAACGGTGCCCGGAGCTGCGTTCAATTCACCACCTCCTTGCCCTCAACCTCGATTGTTTCGCTTCCTGGCCCGAGCAACTTCTGGATAGCTTCGTTCGCTTCCTTGCGGTCTTCGGCGGTCATGGTGTGCTTCACTTCCCCGGCGACTTGGACAGTTTGCTTGGGAAGTCCGTACTTGTAACTGAGAAGCTTCGCCCAAACGAACGCAGCAACTTTCAGGTCTTTGCCCATGAGAAAGCGACAGGTTAGCGCCTCTAAACCTCCCGAATGCCCTGCCTTATCGAGCTGGTTCTCCACGCGGTGAACGAAGAGTTGTACGTCACGCTCTAACTTCCTAGACATGCAATATTTACCTCGTACTAGACAGAGTCATTTTAGCACTTGCGTCAAATGATTAATCCAGGCTTTCCGCCTTTGAGATGTGGCAACTGCATCGGAGCCATTTTGCCAACAACCTGAGTGCTGAGCATGGTTCCACAGTTGGCGCACCAGACGATGCCCAAGAGTAGCCCAGCGCCGGTAGGAACCTCGCGTGAGCCTAGCATCATGGGATCAGCGTTACAGTACGCACATTTAGGATTCTCGTGCAGCTTGGGTTCGATAGCTTCGGTCACTTGTCCTCCTGGTCTCTCACTGCAACCTGCTCGCACTTGTGGCCGTTCTGCACCACGGGACAACGATAGTAGACATTGTGCTCGCTGAAGTTCTTTCCCACGATCATCTTGTGCTCGTCTAAGAATGGCCGCATGAAATGGCCGACATGCAAGGGACAATGAGGAACTTCGATGTGTGCGTTTCTTTTCATGCCGGGTTTATCTCAATGACGGTGCGCGGCTTAAATGGCGAGGCTTGCTTTATTTCGCAGTGTAGGCGCTCTGATGAATCGCCGCCCAGATACCCGATGTTCACGAGCGCATCTATGATCGGCTTGCATCCGGCTACCATATTGTCGAAGTCCAATTCTCTCCTGCGATATACATGTATCACCAAACTCAAACGCTTGTTTTTGGCGGCTTGACTCTTGAATGCAATCGTCTCGACGGCTCCGCTAGTGCAGAAAGTTAAATCCTTCTCCCAAGCCATGCGCAAATCCCTGTAGGCAAAGACTGTTCGGTACTTTCGCCTGAGTTCATTAGCACTGGGCGGTGCTTTGGAAATCTCAAGTCTCATTGCCGCTCCTCGGCTTCGTTCTTCTCGGTGGCTTTCTTCATGGCTTTTGCCCCAGCGCGAGGCAGTGCCATTTTCCGTCTTCGCTCATCAGAAGGAACCGGTATTTATCTTTACAGGATTTCTCCTTCTCCACCCTGTAAAACCATCCATCCTTTTCGCGGCACTGGACGTTGACATTGGCAGTGGAAAGCATACCGCAACCCTCTCGCGCGCCCTGTAGGTAGTAGCGGTCTACTGAATCTATCTTGAACTCATAATGGTCGTGCTCTATCTCCACGGGTGGAACGTCGAATGGAGGAGGAGGAGCGATTTCGATATAGCACCACTTTGCATCAAACCCAATTGACCAATCGCTATGAAGCTTGTCTACCCAAAGAGGCGTGCAGTCCTTCCTGTTGGCGTTTAAATTGTAGTGGTAAAGGGCTATGGTAGTTCCTGTGGTCCTAGCTGTCACAGTCTGCTGCTGCCACGCCATCACCATATAGAGCAATGCAGTTAGGGAGTTCATGGCGCAGCCTCCAGGGCCATCCGCTTGAATGGATTCTTGAATATCTTGCCCGCAAATTCGCACGTAATCTCTTTGCGTATTAGGACACCGTACTTGCCGTGAAAGTGCTGCAAATCTCAGCTCGGCAAGTCCTTCAAGTAAAGCCCGCATTTGCAACACGTAAAGGTCTCTCCCCACCTGCCAAATCCTACGTTAACTTCCATCGCGTTCCCCCTCCTTGCGCTCGCCGGTCGGGTAGTCTTCGCGAACTCTTCACCGCTGCCTTCCGGTAGGTCGTTGAAACTGTTTCATTTTCTGTCTTCGCATCCTGCGAAGTTTGGCGTATCGCCTGTTCTTGTTTCAAACCTTTCGATGATGTGCCATCGGCAATTCTCCGTAGGCGTTAACTCCGTAAGGGTTAAGAATACTGACTCCGTTTTTGTTTCTGCTGTCTATGTTCAAAAGCTCCACATGCTTCTTTTGCTTCTGCCTCTTCCGCTTCGATGTTTTAGGTTTCACCGGTTCACTCTCCTCCAAAACAAATCATTGCCAGCGGCTTGCTTCACGCCTTGCTGCCCCTGGGCTGCTCCGCGCGCCTTCCAGTACTCTTCCAGACATAGCCTAACTCCTGGCTGGTTTCGTAAGTCCACATGAGATACGACTCTAAGTACCAATAGATTCTTGGGTGTGCGGGATTCAATATCTCATCGGTCCAGGTATGCAGCATAAATGGCGGCTTAACCCTCATTCGTGGCCCCTGGGCTGCTCCGTCTGGCGTGCCGCGCGCGACCAATCCCAAATTCCCTGATAGCCTTTCGCCGGTTTCGGAATCTCAAACTTCTCCACTAGGGTCAGCAAGAATCCAAATCGGCCTTCATAAAAATCACCGTACTCGTCCGGCGGCGCACTTGGATGCGGGAAGCGTACACAGTTGTCCACGTTCACGATGCACACGACCGCCCCGCGAGGAATAGTGAGCGGATCATAGCCGAACTCTTCGCACGCCTGTTTGTCCACCTTCTTCGCTGCGTGAATTGCCAGCGGCCCGCGATAAAGCATCTCCCAATGCCGCGTCTCGATCTTCTTGCGGCCATCTGCGATTAACGATGCCCACGGTTGCCACAGACTTAGCGCTCTCACGTGCGTCCCTCCGGCGTCTTGCCCGCCGCGCGCCTCTCCTCGAATCTCTGCCCTCTATATCGCGCGCCGTGTACACAATTCATAACTTCACATCCCTTGTACCAACTCACAATCTGCTCCGCCGCATCTCCTTCGGCAAATTCGATAAGGCCGTCGTCGTACTCAATCTCAATGCGTATTGCTTTTGGTTCGCTCATTGGCCCTCCGGCGTCTTGCTCTGGGCGGCGCGCCTGATCTCCATTTCGCAAACGTCCCAGTTGCCAGGATTGGTTAACTGCTGAATGTGCTCTTGTGCCGCCTCTTTAGTTTCCCAAAGCGAATCCACTTCGAGCGGGCGATAGTTCATAAACACAACCGCATAACATTTGATCATCGCTCGCTCTCCTTGCCGCTCTGGGCGGGTGGCGGGGCGGCAATGTTTCTATCTACCCATTTACGAATCCGCTGCCATCTGTCTTCTGGCTTTTCTTCTCGCAAAGAGCCTTCGTCGTTTTCGTACATGATTTCTTGCGCTAAGGCGTGCGGAATGCCGAATAGATTCGCTACGATATCGTATTCTTCCGGGTCAACTTGGCTCATATCAATACCGCGAAGTTTCCCGACTGCGCCCAACGCGCATACTTCTCCGTCCTGCTCCAATTCTTCGGCAATTAGAGATTTATCCGGCATGGCGTCTAGGGCTGAGGCCATCTCGCGCAAGAACGATTGCCCGCGCTTACCGCGAATCGCACTCTTGACGGCTCCACGCCAGCGAATCAAAGCCCATTGGTCATCCATTTCGTCTGTGTAACCTGACCGGCTCATTTCTTCTCCTCCTGGGCGGGTGGGGCCAGCGCCGCACGCAGAATTTCTCGTGGCACCAGCTCAACAACTCTCAGCCACTCCGTAGGTTTCTCTAGGGTTAGTTGCTCGCCGACTGGGAACTGCGCGTTGCAGGCTCTAACTGCTTCTTCTGCGGACTCAAATATCCACTCGTCTAGGCAAGCGATGTAGTGCCTAGAGCCATCTCCGCGAGTGTGTTCAACTACCCAAACGCTCCGTGTTTCTACGCTTATGGTCATTTGCCACCTAATTCTGCGGGAAAGTAATGGCTGATTACCTTATGAAGCGACTGAGAAAGTTCAATGCTGATCGTTTCCGCCGCTGACGCCAATATTTCTAACTCCCGCCGCAATTCCAGCGCCTCGCGCAGCGGCGTCCGCTTCGTCTGGGCTGCGGAGATTTGGCGCATGACGAACGCAGCTAGAGATTTTTTGTTGAGTTTCGCATTGCCGATGCCGAAAGTGCGTATGTGCGATTCGTCGCCGTTGCCCCAGCGCATATCTAAATGGAGCAAATAGACGTAGCACAAGTGTTCCAGTTCTTCGGGTGCGGGCTGCGCCGGGGTTATTTCTTCTTGGGCTTTAGCGGTTGCCGCAGGCTGTAGCACACCCAAAGGTTTCCTGTTCTCGTGCAGCCCTTCGATAGAAATTGCCGCCTTTGCTCCGCACGCTTTGCAGATTCCTTCATCGTTAATCTCCTTGTGCCAACATGGGGGTGCGGGCTGCGCGGCCTGCTGCTCCCTGTTTTCGCTCATGGGCGTCTCCTGTAAAATCCCTGAAACTGTGGCCTACATGTCAGCACGTGAATCTCTGCTCTGAGCATATCAAGGTCTTTCAGGTTGGCAATTTGCTTGCCTTCGCGTATAGCTATCGCGTCATCAATCAGTTCCAATGCATCACCTAACTTCTCGGCAATTTCACGAAGCGTGCTTTCATTGGCCTGCGTCATGGCTCGACTCCCCTATGCTGTCGGTAACGCGCGCGTCCGTTTCATCGCAAAAATTCTGATCTGTGACGAGTTGCGGAATCCTTCCGAGTTTCACCTGCACGTGCTGCTCTAAGTGGCAGTTTTTGCAGATCACCAGTGCGCCTTCCTTGCAATCGCAGCGGCGGAACTGGTTGTGCGCGTTCGAGACGTGGTGCCATTCGCCTGAGTAGAAGTCAATCCGCCCCAAACAGTGCTCGCCTTGGATCTGGCAGATGCCGTCGCGCGTGGCAAAGATGATTTGACGCTGGGCTTCTTTATCCTTGCCGAAGAGGATCAGGTGCGGCGGTTCATCCAGGCTCACGTAGGAACGAGGGTCCTCGAAGTTGCGCTTCACGGTCGCCGCCTCGTTGCGCTTGAAGCCGCGACACCCTTGCCGTCTCCGCGCCGGCCGACGCTCGCCCATCTTCATCGCGATGTGCTTGCGGCTGGGGCAGATGTTGTGAGCGAGTCCGTTCTTGGTCATGCGCGTTCCGAAGCCGCCGCTTACTCGCCTTCCGCATTTAGGGCAATTGCTCAAATTGACCTCGGTAAATCTTGTCCAGTGTCCGGCTTGAACGATTCGGGAATTGCCGGAAACATCTGCGCCTGCATTCGTATGCCGTGACATACCGCCAAATGAATCAGCATCCCGCGCTGGGTACGCGTCACGGCCTTGCACTCACCGCACGCAAACCCGGCAAGAGGACCGCCCTCAGATGGATACAGTGGTTTGTACAATTGCCCCCCCCCATTTAAGCCTCCTTGCTCGCCCAGTAACGCTGGCGCGAGTACTCTTTTTGCTTTTCTCTGAACTTCGGATCATTCGCATAACGCCTACGCATATACTCGCTCGCTGAAAGCCGAAGAGCTGCGTCTCGCGATAGGCCACGCTCGATTAACTGCTCAGTCCTGCCGTGACTAGGACGCCCTCTCATCAGCAAACTCCGCACCACGGGATCTGTACTTCCTCAAAATCCCCCTGCTTATTGAGCCGCAAGCGGGGAGTCATCTGCGTGGCCACCCTCTTGCAGTCGAAGCCGCACAGCACCTTGGTCCCGTCGAAGTTCATCCGCAGAGGATTGGCCTCTTTCAGTAGCGAGCCCTTATCGCGTGCTTCGGAAGGGCAGTAGTGAGGTACGCCTCGGCTCATCGGACACCCGCCCGCTCTAAAGTAAAAGGCGTTCCGTTATGCTCGTTTGACCATCTCTTTTGCCGCAGTTCCCCATACCTGGGATTTGTGAAGTACGCTCTACGGTTAACTGATGGTTCTAATACTGATGATTCGGTTGCCATAGCTGTGGCAACCTTTATGTCGTGGTTGGCAACCTTTCCTGTCGTGGTTGGCATACCTTCTGGCGTAAAGGGTGCCAATTTGGCAACCTTATTGGGATGGATGCGGAATCGCTGCGTGTGCCCTCGATGAGCATCTTCGAGCAGTTCCACTAGGCCAGACTGCCGGAAGTTAGCCATACAGCGCGCCACGGTCCTTTGTGAAACACCGCACTTCCAAGCTATGCGACCGTAGCTCGGGTAGCAGAATCCCGAGTCATCGGCATGGTCCGCAAATCCTAGGAGAATAAACTTGTCAGTCACAGGAATATTTAGCTCCCACACAGCAGTCATCACCCTCACGCTCATCGGTCCCCTCAGAACCTCCAAGTGCGCGTGCCTACTGCTTCCAAGAATATCTCTACGTGGGCGGGCCTTCGTACTCGGCGAGGATTTTGTCTATCATCGGGTCTGTCAGTCTGCGCCAAGCCAAGAGCATTAAGCTCAATGCCACGCTCTTGTTCCTTGCCCGCTTGATTATTCTGTCTTTCTCTAGGTTTAGACTTGAGTACATTTCTCCGTCGTCGCACTCCATCTGGAAGCGCGTCTTTGGCTGCGGCCCATCGTTCTCGCTGCGCTTCTTGGCCTCTTTCTGTATGTCCACGATGTGGCAAGGCTCGTCTCCGCGTCCTTCGCGTATCTCAATGTCGAGGTACGCTTTCGCCATGCGCTTGCTAGGCACTGGTGCGATCCAACATCGGCACTCCGTCATCGTCAAAATTGACGCTACCAACCGCGATCGGCATTACCAGATTCGTATACTTGCCGCTCTGCTTGATCCGGCCACGGATGCTCTGTCCGTTCCCTTCTGCGGCCAGCTCCAGTAAGGTGAACAGGCTGGAACCAAATGGGTACTTCTTGTCATCGAAGCAAAACAGCACAATGGTTTGGTCATTCGGGTCAACAATTTGAAGGGCCATAGCTTTGCCGTTTTTGATCTTCTTGGCCTGCTTGAGAATCCCGTAAACCTCACCAGAAGCCTCTAGGGACTCGCTGGCTCCGTTGGATTCCACTTCTTTCTCGGTGACTTGCTGCGCCACGCGCTGCTTCATAGCGGCTACCTTACGCTCGCCCACGGCCTTGGCAGCTTCCACCGAGCCATTTTCTTTGATGGATATGCTGTTGCCGTCGTCGTCCTCTTCCGCCGCTACACCGATGATGCTTCCGTACGAATAGCGACGACTGTAGGTGATGGCCTTGCCGCACGATTGGGCGTTAAATTGGTCTTTGTACTCAGCTTTACCGGCAGCGTCATATTCCTTTCGTCGTTCCGTGGCCGGCAGGATTACCTCGTTCTTTAGCCATTCGCCCGAAGTGTGGACAAGAAGGCTTTGCACTCCAGCCGCTTTTTGCGATGGCCTAATAACTGGCAGCTGGATGACTACCAGTCCGTTCTCGGCGAGAGCGCCCTGCGTGGCCTCAATGATTGCGGCAAGATCGGCATACATCGCTTTCTTCTTTTCGGTCGTGTAGAAGGCGTTTTCTACCTGCTTCTTGATTGGCTTGAACTTCAGTTGTGCTTTGGCAAGAGCCTCAGCGAGTGTTCCGATTGTCTTGGAACGCATTTCCTCTACAGGGGCCGTTGGTTCTTGAAGCAACTCTTCTATTTCCATGACTTCCTCCTATAATTGCGCCCGGGGGTTTCTACGGCCTGCCCGGGTGTGCTGCAAACTTTGGGGGCACCGCTCGGCCCGTGCCTCGTCTCGCAAACGATGGGTAGCGGCAGTGCCCCTGGCTCAGAGCCTTGTCCTTGGGGAAGGGCTTTCGCCTGAGCCAAACTCAATGTCCTGGCAAATCTTCCGTGTCTTCGCAGTCCTCGGTGTGCGCTCCGGCTTCTCTGTCAAACTCTTCAGGTTCGCGCGTGGTGTATGCTTCGCGCGGTTTAGGTTTCAAGAGCAGCTCGAAAAGCTCTTTCATGTTCTCGTGATTTCTGCGCTGGAATTCCTTCTCTAGTTCGTGCATAAAGCCCCCTTAGCTGAACAGCCAGTGATACAAAAGGTATAAGCCCTTGATGGATGCAAGCGCCGTAGCCAGTAGGATCACCGCTCCAAACAAGGTGCCCAAGCGATCAGGTTCTCCGTCATAATTTGGGTGTCTCATCGCAGCCTCCACAGGTGCAAAACAGTGCCAATAACCAATGCCAGAATGCTTCCGTACAGAATTAGGTCGCCTACGCTGCAAACGCCCCAAGGAACGTTGTAGACATCGCACAGCCTCTGGAAGCGACTCGCCTCAGTCATAAGGCAGTGAGTTGAATCGCCAGCAAAGCCCTCATATCCCTTGACCGGCATCTTTCCCCCGTTTGAATGCAGGGCTAGGCGATTGAGAGTGGCTCCTACGATGAGTAAGAAATACGCTGGGAGCATGAGCCGGTCTTTCGCTATTAGCGCGCAGACGAAAGGGACAGGAATACAGGCAATTCCTAGCAAGGTGCGAATCTTTTTCATCGCACCACCCACGCGAGCGCACAGCCCAGCACCACGCCCATGAGAATGCCTATGGCCCACTCACGTACTTTGTCGCGCGGTTTACTCTTGCGCGGGTTTACCAGCCCGTCTTGCCGGTGTGCGTCCAGGCGTGCGGGTATTTCTATTAGGTTGCTCATTAGTAAGCCTCCGCTTCTGCGCGAGTAATGAAAAAGTGAATACCGCCGCCGCATTCGGTGAAGCGGTTCTCATTCCACTTATCGCAAGTTACCGTCTCGCCCTTGCGGTACTCGGTCTTTCCGTCATGTTGCGATATACCGACTTCGCCGTTGAAAAGACGGAGGACCTTCACGAACTCGGCGCGGCATTTCCTGCCAGTAGAGTTAGAACGTTTTGCCTTCTGCGGAACAAGCAGCTTGACGATTACGCCATCCCTGCATTTCTTCCAGCCGACAATATTCCCTTCAGGAACAATCACAGTCTGTGCCTGTGCAAGGTCCGCATTTTTCGCGCGGGAGAGGTTCGCGCCGTAGAGGTTCGCGCCGTAGAGGTTCGCGCCGGAGAGGTCCGCGCGGGAGAGGTCCGCGCCGGAGAGGTCCGCGCCGGAGAGGTTCGCGCCGGAGAGGTCCGCGCCGGATTTAACTGCTGCTTCCATTGCGAGCAGAAGACTAGCGGCCTCGGCAGTAAAAAGGACCGTTGAATTCCATCGCGATTTTATTTCGTATTTCATGCGGTCCTCTTTTGCTTGCTGCTATCTGTTGCTCGTAGTAGCGAAGGTTTGCCATCAGTTCCGTTGACCAATTTCAGTCCTCTTGCTTTAATCCCTTCCCTGATGAGAAACAAAGTCTGGTCGCTGACCGTTCTCGTATCGTCCTCGGACGACAAGCGGATGATTAGCCCTTCCTCTTCCGGTATCCTGACCATCGTTCGGGAACTTTTCTTGGAAAGCATATTCGGACTACCTTTACCGCCCGGTACTGTTACGTATATGACCACCCCAGAGCCCTCAGTCCCACCCGGTCCTAGTACCTTCCACAGCCTTAAAAGTGATAGTTGCAATCAGTTCTTGACGCGCCATTCACACTTGAGTAACTTGGCGATTCCGCTGACTCGCTCACGAGGGCCTGCCACTCGATGATGAAATCTGATGTACCGTTTGAGTACTTACGAGACCTGTCTAAAACCTCTATCGAAGCGTTTATGATGAAGCGGCTGGAAGTGGCCGCCATATTGCGAAAGGACATTCGTGGCGATATCGACAAGATGGTGCAGGCACTGGTAGATGCCGAGGTCGCTTCGCTGATCCTGTTGGGAAAATTGACCGTGCCGGAAAAGGAAAGCCCGCAACTGCAAGAAGGGAAAAGCAATGCAGCCTGAAGGCGAAGACTTGGCGAAATTGCAACATAACACATATGTATTCCCGGAAGTGATTCCCGAGAAATGGCATATTATGATGAGAGGCGTCGTTCATTGTTAGGCTTGCTTCCTTTTGAGTGTGAGTGCTGCTAAGGCAACTGCGAGGAGATACAGCGAAGATGGTTCTGGTACGAAACTGACTTGCACATCCCCGAACATGCCGGGAGAGAATGTCTGCCCGGGCTGCAGAACTTCAAAGAATCCATTAGCGAAGGCGTTTAGGTGGGCGTCGGTGAAGCCAGGCGCGAAGCCTTCTGCTGGTCCTACTTCCGGCTGGCACTCGTTGCCAGGGTCGATGCCGCAGCCCGGCGTGCGGAACATCTGCAGGATGATCTCATCACCGTTTGAGAATATCCAACCAGCGTCTGAGGCCTCGGCGCTAGCCGCCGTGATTGTGCCCAAGGGGCCGGAAGCTGAATAGTCGAAAGTCCCAGCCACTAGGCCGTAGGGCTGCTGGTAGCCGGAGAGATCCGCCTGGTAGCTTACGGAGAACGTCTCACCCTGCGCTGAAAAGCCGCCAGTTACCTGAATGATGTAATCGCTTTGGCTAGAGTCCGCGTGCGCTAGAGGCGCTAGGAGGGCTAGCGCAGCAATGGCGAGAAGCGGTTTCATTGGACTTCCTCGATCCGCACGCTGTCTAAGCCGTAGCGGCAGCAGACCCAATCCCAAGCCTGCTGATAAGTGCCAAAGAACTCAGTCTGTCCGCTTGCCAGGATGGTGACTTTGAAGTTCATGCTTTCTCCGTCCCGTAGCACCGGAGCACCGCGCGTTCCAAGAGAAACTGAAGTTTCTTGCCTGTCTTTAGAGCGTGAGCGGCGAGAACCTCGTGCACCGGAGCGCTGAGCTTGACTGATTTTGTGGGTGCCATGCGCAGGAGTATAGCAAAGTAGAAAACGGTGTCAATAGGAGATTGGTAAAGAAGGGTAAAGAATTGTAAAGTATTCGGCGGGGCCGTTCCCAGCCATCCCTGCTCAGAACAGGAATGTCACCGGCCCCGCTCTTTTTGGGGGATTCAAGATACTCTCGTCGCATCACCTCCTTTCTCTACTACAAATCTAGGACAACTGCGTTACGGCAAACGTTGTCGCGGGCTGTTCCGGTGGCACGACAGCGGGCAGAATCGGAACGTTGAAAGTAAACGAGATAGCCACTACCAACGAATTGATTCCGGATACGGTCACGTTGTAGCTGGTGGCCGTGTCGGTAGCCGCTACCGCCGCCGCGACGGATGAGCCGTCTGCCGAGGGCGTGAGGGCTACGTTGGGGTCATCCACGGTGTATGCGGGGATGTTCCCGGCCTGCAATAGCCCTGGCTGTCCGTTTGCGCCGACCGGCTCAAGACCGAAGGTACTGGTCCCGCCGAGCGGTGTTCCTACGATTGGTCCTGGAAAAGTCGCTTTCATTCGTGGCATGGTGTGTCTCTCCTTAACTTAATTGGGTAACGCTGAATGTTGTTGCGGGTTGTTCCTGCTCCGTAAGGGCTGCAAGAATATCGTTTAGGAGTTCTATAACTTGCTTTCTGAATTCCCTGTCCCGGTCGTGTTCATCCCGGTGCTCTCCGCTTCTCTCCTGAAGCTCTTGGAGGATTTCGCGGAGTAGGCTTACTTCTCTGGTGTCTTCCATTGGTTCTCCTCGATGGTTATCTTCAACTCCCTGCCCCGCGTCCTGAGTTCCGCGCCGCCTACTATCGGTACCACCTGCACCCCGGTCTCAGTCGTCAAGGCGGTAGCGTCCGTGGCAACCAGTTCGGCGCAGCGTTCCAAATCACCACTTTGCGCAAGCTGGCCATGACTACGCTGCAAGAGGTCCAAACCGGAATTCACCAGCACGGCGGGCTTGTCGTACCAAGCGTTCTTGTGTGCGGCAATCTCGACAGCGGAGGAAATAGTCTGATCGTCCTGCCGCCCGAGCAACGAGCCTATGAATTGGTCGAACGAATCCGCGACCCGGTGCAGATATTTCTGGTGCTTCACCCGTACCATGGCCGCTGCAATCTGTTCCTCGGTAAGCGGAGGATCGAGTTTGGAACTCGGAGAGTTCGCTTTCTGCGGCACCTGTGCGAAGACCAGAACCGGCACCAGCAAAAAGAGGATGAGGACTCTGCGCACCATTCCATCCCCTATGCTCTGAGTCCCGTCAGTACGTCCTGCAATGCTCCGTAGTCCATCGCGGTCGGGGAAATGCCAGTTGCCGCGTCGACCCAATCGTGAGTGAGAGGGACGTAGACCTCATCGACATAGGCTTTGTCCCAATCGTTTGTCGCCTTCTGGTCACCCTTGCCCCAAGTTTCAAAGTTGCGCCCCGCGCTGCCGTACCCCGATTCCATGATGCAGTGGCCGCCTTCGATACTGTCGCCAGCCACCACGGTCCATGCTTGTCCCGCGCTAAATTGATCTTGCGCGGCATTGGGGAGCTGTACGCCTACCGAGCAGCCACCAAATAGATAGGTGGCTAGGTTGCGGTGGACGTAGTTCGTAGGATCAATCGAAGCCCAGCCGTCGATCTTATGGCCCGCGAGTCCGACCGTCTGCCAAAGATTCAATACATCGGTGATCGCCGCACCGTTGTCATTCGCGTCCGTCGATGGATCGAATCCGGGGCAGGCTAACTTGTATAAATCTATGATCTCGTCCTCGGTGGGAACTACCATCGATCCGCTGTGAGCAGTAAGGAGCATGAGATGGTGAGCTACTTCTGCGCACGTACAATCACCGTACTGATCGTTACCAAACATTCCAATGGTTGCGGGAGGTATTTTGTATTCCCAAAACGATTTCTCTGGTGGGATTGGCAGAGCTACATCCTTGAGGAACGCAGAGAATGGAATAGTTTTGTAGTGAGGCTTTGGTGCGAGCTTGCCAAGTTTCATTCTAGGCATGTGTTCTCCTATAACCACAGCACGATTACGGCAATTACGATCCCGAGTACGTAGAAGGAAAAGTCCTCAAGGTCGGAGCCGCGCGTGGCCTGGTTCTCAAAATTTGCGTCGTACCAAAATTCTTTGACTCCTGCCGCCACAACTCCGGTGAGAATCAAGATTCCGTACCAGAGCCAGCTGAAAACACTGTGCTTCTCCGCGATGTAGCCGATGGAAAGGTAAATTGAGCAAGCTACCCCAGCGTGAGCGAACTGAGCTACCTCGTTGAAGAAGGCGGGGTCGATGACGTTGACATCGCCAGTCTTCGACGGTGGCCCGATACGTTCTAGATCGCCCAGCATCACTTTGAGTTCTCCTGAGAAATCATTTCGCCAATTTCTTCCACTGACTCCTGGACTTGGAAAACATCGCCGTTGTCCATTGCTACCCTTGTGCAATCCGCGTTTGCCAGCGTGTGATCTATTGAGACATCCGTGATCTTGGATACATCTGGTATCTCAATGGGATCGCCATCAAACGGCACGACTGCATTGGTCAACATCACAGCGCGTATTTCCCGTACCCGTTCTCAGTCAGGATCGAATCGAACTGAGCCTTAATCTGCGAAGGTGTCAAAGGCTTGATTGCCGCCCGGGGAGCAGTCATTGCCCCGCCAGTCGTAACTGCCGGCAGTAGCGACATAATGGCCGTCACCACGGTAATCGCTAGGCCGATGGCTCCCGCGATGGTGGCTTGGAGGGCAGCGTTGTCGATGTGAGCCGCTTGGAGGATGTTGGTAAGCTGCGCCTGCACGTCCACCAGGGCCTGCTTGATCTTGGCGATGATGGACGCTGAGGGATTCGCGTTGTAGTCACTGATGAGTTGCTGGGCGAGCGCGAGGCCAGCCTGCACCGCTCCTGCCGCTGTCTTGATAATCGCGGCCACGGCAGGCGAGATGATACCCCCGCCCAGCGCATCGGCCACGATGGTGGCAATGGTCGTGGCAATGTTGACGATAACCGGAAGGTCGTTCAGTGCGGTGGTAACCCAACTGGTCGAGCAACCTTCCAGCATAAAGCCCGAAGACAGCGTCGCCATCAGCGTGCCCGCTGTCAAATGTCCAATGAACTCCCTGCGATTCTCTTTCATACGTTCTCCTTGTAAAATCTCAACCTTCCAACCGAAAGTGTCAGCGTCATGTTGTCTGTCCAGGCCGGGGGCGGTATCGACGTGTCAAAATAAGAGGTCGCGCCATTAGTGATGTCTTCGTCTCCATTGACTAGAACGTCTTCGCTCACCGTCAAGCTGTCGGAGTAGGACGGATCGTTATCTGCGGGCCATTTGTCGGCGTTTGGATCGCTTGGGTTGAAACTGGAGAATTGCCAGGGGCACAGGATCACGCTGCTAACGGTGTGGCCCCACCATCCGGGATTGTCGGAGCGGTTCTTGATAACGTGAGCCACGCCACGTTTCCCGAGCAGCCCTTCCCCGCGCGCCTCGCGCCATACACAGAGGCTGCAAAGCTGCAAGTCGCTCAGGTCGTTGTATGATCGGGCATCCATGAAAAACCTTATTGCCTCCCGTTTAGTACCCTTGCTACGCTAGTACTCGCGCGCTTCAAGACTAGGGGCGGTCGCCGTCCAGGTTAGGCCGCCCCGTCGAACTCACCGATTCCAGTTGTAGTGTCCCCAGGGCATCCCCGGCACGAACGAAAGCAGCACGACAATCGCAATGATCACCATGATGATGATGATTACGTTCTTGAACGGCTGCGCGATGGGCAGAATGCCTATGAGGTACCAGATCAGACCGAACACTAGGCACAGGACCAACAAAGTAATAAGCATTCCAATCATTGCGATTCTCCTTTACCTGAATCAACTAGAGCCTGTTTTTGGTTGTGGTAGTCGAGCGCTTGCTTCGCGTCATTGAGTAGCTGCAAGTGCTCAGGCTTTTTGGTCAGTTCGTACAGAGCTAGCGCACTAGCCACGTTCACCTTGAGCTGTGTCCCCATCTGGCTGTTGACCAGAGTGTGCGTGTCATCCACCACGGACTTAATAGTGTTCTGCTTGCGGTTGGTGAGCCAGTGGCTGGCGGCGACAACCAGACCGATCACCGCCGAACCAAAGAGTTGGGAATCCCACCAGGGCAACTGAAGAGACGGGCCTTGGATCATGGAGTTCCTGCCTTAAGGTCCTCCACTGTTGGAGGTACCTTAACGGGAGTCTGAAGTTGTCCCGCCATCTTCTGCTGCAAGTTAACGGCTGGTTCAAAGTTAGGAGATGATTCGACCTTGGGGAACATGCGGCCAAAGTTGGCGGCGAGAGCATTGAGCACGGCAAATAAGGAAATGTAAAACTGACCGCTTGTTGAGCTGGGAGCCTTGAGAGAACCCACAAACGCGTTGAAGCACATATACATAGTCAAGGTCACGATAGGATGAGCTACTACGAAATCATAAATTGCAGCAAGCGGGTTGGGGTTCATGTGGCTCCTTTTAAGGGACGGTGAAGCAAATCGTAGGCAGTGCTGGAGCGGACGAGTTTCCTCCCGCTACTGCTTCGACTTGGTAGCAAACATTCTGTCCGGCTGAAACAGTCGAGTCTTTGAAGCTAGTGCTGGTGCTTGTTGCGAACTGCGCGAAAGTTCCAGGGAAGCCGGTAGATTTAAGAATGTTGTAGCTGGTAGCTGCCGGATGAGTTGCGTCCACCGCCCCAGCCGTCCACGTAAGAGAAACCGAATGAGCAGCGCCGGTAACAGTCACAGTTACCGGGATAGATAGAGTTGGAGTTGAGAATAAAGGCTGAGTTGCGATGACGTGCCCTGTCTGAGTCGTATTGAGTGATGCAGGGTTAACGGTTACGGTCACGGTGAAAGCTGTAGTACCGCTCGCGGGAGACACCATCAACCACGAAGAGTCCGAGGTCACGGTCGTATTAGGCCAGGCGCAGTACGGCACGCCTGACATCGGTGGACATGGCGAGGTGTCGAACAGCCTGAAGGTCTGCGCGGCGGGAGCAGCACCGCCCACCGTGTAGGCAAACGTCATAGCTGTCAGCGGGTTCCCCTTAGAGTCTTGTGCCTTGAGAACATAGTTGTAGGTCGTCACCGGTGGCATGAGAAGCAGGAACAGAAGCGCTAGTATTCTCATTGCGCTGTGCCGGTTAGTCCCGTTGGAGGATTCGGTGCGGTTGTAGCTACCGGGACAGTAGCGGAGGCTTCATTGGACTTCGCTGACTCTCCTACTGAGTTAACGGCGGTTACCTCGTAGAAGTAAGTCGTGCCAGCAGCGACCGTGCCATCGACATAAGTGGCTGCGGGACTGGTGAGTGAGATAAGCATGGTTTCTGCTCCGCTCGTGGTCCCGCGATAGACGTTGTTCCCAGTAATTGCTGGTGAACCGGAAGCGACTGTCCCTTGGGTCCATGCGAGCGTGACTGAGTGCGCAGTGGCCTTGAGGCTAAGCGACTTTTGCGGGGATGACGAGCAGCCCGCGAGTGCCAATACCAACATCGTTACTGCGAATATCTTTTTCATTTTTCCCTCCACTTCATCAGCAAGCAAATAACTTCGGGGTTGGGCCTTCCAAAAACACCGTCCACCGCATTTTCACGTAGTTTCTTAACAACAAAGAAATGGCTACGGCAGTAATTGCGACCACCTATCCTCCTAGACGCCACCCGGCTGCATGGCGGAAACTCGCAGGCCCATTCGTTCATTTCGTCTCCGCGAATATCGCTGGCGCAGGAGCTAAATGCGAGATGGTCGGAGGCACTCCGGATGGCACCCAACTAGTCATCAAGGCCACCGCCGCAGCGTTCGCGCCCACGTCCAAGCCATCAGTCCCATTAAGGTGGGCAATGGAGCCAACTGGAGGAGTGGTGCCGAATACTGTGGTGATTTGTGATGTATGCGCGTTCTGAAACAGGGCTGTGAAGGTAGTCCCTGTAGTGGATATGACCGGCACGTACTCCGCGTTCGTAGCGCTGCCCACGAACAAAAGCCCCGGGGCCGTGATGTTGGCCATGGAGGCCGGTGTCACCGTTACGATCCCCGGTGAGATGGGCGAGCTGGCCGTGTTGATCGTAGTGTTGGCGAGGCCGATAGCCGAGAGATTAGCGGTCGGACACCAAGTGCTCCCCACTCCAGCAGGTCCTGCGTTCGGTTGGAAGGTGGCTACAGAGTTAGCGGTAGTGCAGCCGTAGGGCGCGGTGCTTCCAGCTATAGTACCAATCGGAATGTTCGCCGCCCATTCTGCTGGTGCCCAGCAAGGCACCGCGAGACCGCTGTTAATCTCACACTTCTGGCTACCATAGGGGAAAGCTACCGAACCGTTGGCGACTTGCCCAAAGTCGATGATGTTGTTGTCGGCGGCTGCCCTTAGAAACGGCGTCTGCCCTGGCTGCAAGTTGTTGGGAGATGCGAACTGAACTAGGTCAAAGGTGGAAAGAGCGGTGTTCACCGAAGCCTGGAAAATGTCGTTGTGATTCACGAACAAGTCTTGCAACTGGCCGTTGGCAAGAGGCGTGGCCGTGCCGCTGTGACTTAGCCATTCCTCGTAGAAGGTGAACTCAGGCCCTAGCGCGTACACCATGTTGTTGTCTGCTTCGATAGGACCATTGGTTCCCAGGGAACTGCCGACGCCACTACCGTTGACGACAGGGTTGAAGGCGGTCCACATCTCCAGGCCGTAGCCGTTGATGTCCGCGTCGTCCCAAGTGTTTGTAGTTATCCGAATGTTCCCAGTGGCGTCCCAAGGCGCATAGTTCGTGGTGGCAAGTACTGGATTGCCCTCTTGAAAAATCAGCATCTCGGATTGCCCGCCCTGCCAGCACGGTCCAATCCAGTTGCCGATATAGAGAACGTTTACGCCCTGCTTTTGCTCGACGCAGTCCTTGACCGTGTAGTTGAAAGCGCCGTCTCCAGGTGGCACCCATTGGGGATCGTAGAATCCTGAAATCGTGCAGCCCGTGGTGGTTGTTCCGTTCGGAGCGTTCGTTGAGTTGAGGGCTGTGTTGATGACCGAGAAGGTAAACGGGTTCACTGAGTTCGTGGGCAACGGGCTAGCCAAAACCGGGAAAGTACCGTTGAACAGGGTGTTCGCGCAGTTGGCGATTAACGCATTGTCGTACGGGTGCATATCGGGCCGCTGGCTTGCGGCGAAGAACGAGACATTCACCTGACACTGGCTTCCCGTGCAGGCGGATGTGGTGGGCTGGGGAGTCAGGGTCACGAACGAGAATCCGGCGCCGCAGTTGCCCGTTACCGCACCGCAAGTCAGCACCCTCCAGCGTAGAGGCTTGTAAATATAGTTCGAGGCGAATGTCCAATTCGCCGGATTGGGAAAGGGATTACCCGACAATCCGCCGTCTGTTATGGCGCAGCCAAGGCCCCCTATCATGGTGTTTTCGGTCGTGGCCGAAAGGGTGTTGTTCGAGACTAGGCCAGGCCCATTTGAGCAAAACATGTTGATAGCTTGGTTGTCGTTCGTGGTGTACTGATAATTCTCGATATCGCTGTTGATGATCGCCATGTTGTTGCATTCTGCGAGAATCGCGGTGTGCGAGAGGTTTCCGGTAGGACCACCGGCCCAAAAGACGCTCTGATCTATGATGACGTTCTTGGGGATTGAAGCTGTTGCCGTGACCAATTCATCTGAACAGCGGAAAGTCTGTTGCGTCTGCGTGACGTAGGTATTCGCGTTGCTGAAGCAGATGCCCCGCATCTCGAAGCCCGACATGTTGTGACCAAGCTGAACCGCGTAACCAGTCGAGGTTCCCACCACGATCTGCGGCATCGCGCTACAGTAGGAATGGTTGACGCGCACCCCATCAGCAGGAAGCAGTTCGGGATGATTAGTCTCGAAGCGCAGATACTTTCCCGCAGCGCAGCCGTTTGTCCCGTTTCCGATATTCAGACCGCCGAGGGATATGTTTAAGGTGACTGTCTCAGTGTTGAACAATTGCACCAGCGAGTTGTTCGTCTGACAGTCGGAGAATCCTTGAGTAAGAGCCGCCTGTAGGTTCGCATCCGTGTAACTGCATCCCGAGGCGCACACTGTGTAGGTCGTAGACGGGGCCAGTAGTGACTGGTTCAGTGACGCAAGATATGGTGTCACCGGAGTGGAGATGATTTTGAGTGGCAGGTTCACTTGTACTGGAGCTACCGGAAGATTGGGTGAGACGAATGCAGTGCTGCCTGTGCCAGAGACGCTGATAGTCGCAGGAGATGTGCCCCCGCCCGCGTAGTTGAAGTTCAAGGTGGCTGACTCAGATCCGGAAGTTGTAGGCTTGAAAGCCACCACGGCATTGCAGGACACTCCTATCGCTATCGTGGCCCCGCAGCCGTTCGGGTAGGTGCCAATAGAGTTCCATTTGACCGTGCCGCCGTCCGCCGTCACTGGCCCCGGTATGCAGGTAGGACTCGACCAAGCTGGAACGGTAGATCCTCCAGTCCCTGGTGTCGTCGCTGTTTCCATGCAGCCGTTGGAATCCACGATAAACTGGCCCTGAGTCCAAGCGGTCGAGGCTGCCCATACACCCGTATTGTTGTAGGCCGAGTACGCGAGGAAGTCAGAAGGGTTGGCTCCGGTGAAGGTGTAACTTGTTGGAGTCGCTACGCAGGTAGTTCCATTAGTGATGCTAATGGTTGACCAGCCGCTTAAGGTCCCTTGCGAGATGGTCCCCAGGGAGAGTGTCGTGGGAGAAATGGTCACCGATCCAGTGCAACCCCCAGCGCTGGCTACGTAGGCTCCCGCATCCCAGTTCCCGCTAGCCGCCCTGGTTCCTACAGTTGGATTCGGCCAGGTCGATTCCGCAACGGGGGCGGTGTTGTAGCTGGTTCCGAGATTCGTGCCTAGTAGCTTCGCAGGAGAGCTGGATTGGAGGCTGTAATCCCCGGCAGAATAATTTGTGAACAATGGATCATGTCCGCAAAGTTCCGTAGCCACGCAGGAAGGAGATGCCGGACCGAACCAAAGATTGTATCCGCGCGTGGCCGTGGTGCAGACTCCGCCTGTGCAAGAGTTCCCTTGCGTCGTGGAATAAACGATGTTGTTTTTGAGGGTGAAAGTGCCGACTCCGCTTAGGTTTAATAGATTGTTTCCCGCGCCGGATTCGCCTACCATCGTATTGTTGAAAATATTGAACGCTGAAGGCGTCCCTGTACCGCAAGCTCCGGGGTTACCGCTGCCAGTGCCGCAATTCCCGTCGAAGACAGCGCCATTGCCGCTGGTGCCTCCAGAAATGTACTGGAATACATTGCCGTAGACGTTCCAATTACCGGCGCTTATTTCCTCCATAATCATCCACGAAAGGTTGTTGGTGACGGACGGCGAGCTTTCCTGAATGAAGTAGTTGTAGCGGTAGGTCCAATCATGCGTGCAGGTGTACTGCGTGAACGATCCGCACTGGCTGGACCAGACTTGGGTAAGGTCGTTATGACATCCGCCGCAGCTGGCATCACCCGAGCCTGTGTTCATCGCTATGGTGTTGCCCTGAATGAGAACGTTGAAGGCACCCGAGGCATCAATGCCGTCTGTGTCGAAACCATCGCTTGGGACCGTGCTGATTCGGAGGTAGTTGTTTTGAATCAGGATGTCGTGTACGCCGTTCTCCATGAAGATTAGTTGAGCGGAGTTGATGACATCCATGTGGTTGCCCTGGATGGTTATGAATGACCCGGCGTTCGATTGAATTACTGCCTGCGTTGAGCTGTTCGTCGCATAACTCGTGCCCCACGTAATGTTCTGAATGACCAGATAGGAAGTATTCGGGTCGATGAAGGCGCTCATCGCCGTTAGATTCGAGCCGTCAAGCGTCACGGGCGTGCACGCTGTGGCCGCAAATCCGCAGACGCCCGATCCTCCGGCAGAACCGCTGCCCTGGAAGGTCAGGTTCGTCGTGATGGAAGCGCCGCAGAGGAATACGGTCGTGCCAGGGCCGATCTGCGTACCCGTGGGGGTCGCGGACCAGTTGCCCGATGTGTTGAAGTAGGAAACTGCCAGCGTGCTCGCGCAGGAAGTTCCGGTTCCGCCGCCCGCTTGCGAGAGATAGACGGAGTTCGCCGCGAGAGTCGAGATGGGCGCGAGGATTCCCACCAAGACGACTAAGAGTAGTACCTTACTCATTGACTCTCCAGCACCGGGTAGATGTTGTAAGCCTGCCCTGGAGAGCAACCGCTTCCGGCTGCGTAGGTCGTTGAGTAAGAGATGGTCGTCGAGGCTTTCGAGCGGAACTGATAGACGAAGGAGCCGGTGTTGCCGACTGCCGGAGTGACGTTGGTCAACGGGATTGTCGTAGCGAGAGAAGTTACTCCACTCACTTGTGGTACTACGACAACTGTGTAGGAGTTCCCGGTCACGGGGTCGGTGTAGATCAGGTTGACGCCGATGCTGCCTGCTCCTGTGCAGCTAGTCCCGATATTCAGTTGACCCACATAGGCAGAGAAGCGATAGTTCTGATCGCTTGCGGCGTTGGTAATCATGGTGGTAGAACCAATCGAAGCTGTTTGACTGGTGGCCGCAGTGTTGTAGAGTTCCGAGAGCAGACCCTTACCCGCCGTGGCTATTCCGCCGTAGGTTCCAAACAGGCCGCTGTTCTGGGAGATGAATATCTTGGCCGAGGCCATGGTGATGCTGCCTCCGCCCCCGGCGTTTATGCTCATGTTCCCTGTGGACGAGATACCGAGAGTGGATGAAGAAGTGAGCAGTGGCGGGATGTTCAATGTGACCGCCCCCGTGCTTGTTCCCGTGTGGCCGATAGTGAAAGTGATGGGCGCGTTTGATCCATTCCCTGGCAGCTCGCTGAAGGTCATGCAGTCCTCAACGTCCGATCCGGTCCACGCGCGCCCGCAGATGGCTGGGATGGGAGAACCTTGACTAGCGCTGACAGTGGCCGCTGTCGAGTTCTTCCATGCAAACATTTGCGCGAGGGCCGTAGTGGTTGAGAAGATCGAAGTGTTACCGGCCATCGCTAAGGTCAGGTTGGTTGTGGGCGCGGTCAAGGAACTCCACACGCTTGACCCGCCGCCACCCCCGCTGCTCGTGTTCCCACAACTGAGCGCCCCAGTCGCGGCGGTGAAGTTAAGGTGATTACCTCCGGTGTCCGTGCAATTGGGGAACGCGAGTATCGTGGGCATCACCGGCATGAACGTGCTGGTGTTGTCGGTGTAGTGGAAGCCGAACCACTTGTTGGGGATGATTTGCGTTGCGTTGCCATTGACCGTTCCAGAGGCTGGCGTGTAAGTGATTAGTCCCGCACACTGGTTCAGGAAGGCGAAGCTGTAGTTGTTGGCGAGAGTGAAACCGCTCCATGAAGTTGCGGAGCCGTTACATCCAGTCAAGAGTGAAACATCGTCCGTGATAGGTATGGGGTAACTGGTCCCAGACTGTTCATCCACAGCCACGCCAGGTATACCCCAAGCCTCTGCCTGCGACACACCACCCGCTGGGGTATCGGTCCACACTTGGGGGATTCCGTTAGGTGCCGTGGGACCGGGCAGGCGGGTAGCGGTTCCAGCGGTGCCCCCGTATAGGGTGTCGCCCAGCCCGCTCATGGGATTAGTGAACACGTTCTGCAAGACGAACTGGTCGGTGGCGAGTAAGGTGCTGTTGTCGGCATGTGCTTGGGTGGTGGCTGTCGTCCCATTGGGCAGGGCTGGAGTGCCAGAGAGATTCGCCGCTGTGCCAGTAGTGTTCGCCGTGTTGTTGGGGATGTCAGCGGAAAGTAGCGCCGGAAGTTGCGTGTGCGGCAATGTCCCGGTAGTCAGGTTGGATGCGCTTGTGCTTAGAGCTAATGTTCCTGCGTTGTCGTAAAGGAATCCGGTGCTCGCGGCCAGTGTCGGCAGCGGTATGGTCTCCAAGCCGATTACAGTCTGGGCGGTGCTCGTTCCACTAAGGTCTTGCCCAGCGGTGAATCCCCCACCGCCACCAGTCGGCGCGCAACTGCTTCCCGAACTCGTTATGCAACTTAACTGATGAGTCGAGAAGTTGGCGTACCATCTCTCCAGTCCTGACGGTGGATTCGCTGGCGTCGCTATTTCGTTCACGTCCACGTAAGTGAAGATGTGCCCGTTTCCATTCACGTCGAGGTTATACGCAGGCGTCGATGTGTTCACTCCCAGCGATGTCTGATTGAAAACGTGCTGCGAAGTGGTCGGGAAAGTAGCGTTGACCGGCGCGGGACCTCCCGCCGTTCCTGTGGTCCCGGTATCACTAAAGTTCGCAGTGAGGTTCCCGGCCACATAGAAGAAAACGTTCTCACCTCCAGAAGAGGTTCCTCGGTAGACGCAGTATCCAGCCGGGGTTCCAGGCGAGGGAGTCCAACTCAGATTGATCGTCAGATTGCCGCTGCCAGGAGTGGCTGATGTTTCCGTAGAGGTTCCCGTGGAGTTGGCTGCCAAGCAGGTTGAGGCCACCATGTTGGCTTCCACAACGTAGAAGTAAGTGGTTCCCGAATTTAGCGAGCCACCGGAAGACAGGGCGCTGCTCAGTCCAGTAGGAGCCACTGTTTGAGCTAAGCGGATTCCCAAGGTTTGTACGGATGGGCGATAGAGTTCGACATCGTAGCCCGAGGCATTTCCACCGCTGTACACGATCCCTCCAACTGGACTGATTCCGAAGGTCGCGTACTTGTTCCCGCTGCTCGTCATCCTGATTGGCGTCGAGGTGTTGTTGGAGCCGAAGAATCCGGCCCCGTAGTTCATGTTGGTTATGTAGGGGAGACTAGCTGGCCCGGTGTCGCTTGATGAACTGACCATGTCGAGTCCGTAGTTGTTCGCTCCCACGCACCCGGCCACCAGTTGCCCCGATCCGTTCACAATGTTTCGAGCCATCGACGCCGAACCCTTCATCTGGCATCCCAGCATGGTTCCAGAGTTAAGAAGAATGGCCGGAGTGAAGAAACCAATCTGGACGTTGTTCAACTCGAAGTCGCTGTATGTAAAATTGGCATCAAGTTGGATGGCCGAAGAGGGGGCGGAACTACTGTCCGACATGTTCACCTGATCCATCACCACGCCATCCAAGTCTCCGGAAGCAGCCTCATTGGTGACCTGCATGAGCGGCAAGTTGTTTCCAGGCTCCTCCAGCGTCAGATCTATGAAGTGGAAGTTTCCCGGAGCGGCGTTCTGGGTGACGCGTTGGTCGTACAGGATGTTTCCGCTTTCCCAGATTCCGCCGCGCGATAGCCATAGTCCGGAGATGTTGCGACCGCCGACAAGTGGAGTGACGCCAGCGAATAGAAGCACGGGAAGAGTGGTGTTCCCCGCATAGCCATCGAGGTTGCAGTAATCGCAGCCGACCCAGAACGTGTCGTAGATGGCGATACCCACGTTGTCGGCCATGAACGAGGCGCCGTGCTGGATTCCTTGCCCGGTATTCTGAATGGCCGTCGAGATGTGATCCATCCACACTCCCGCCGTCCCGTAAGTCGAAATGCACTGGTTGTAGCAGGAGAAATAAATTCCAGTGACGTGGTTGTTGAACTGGTTCTGGCCGAAGTTGAAGACCGGACCCATGCTGGGACTAAGTCCGGGATTGACGATAATCTCTGTTTGTGGAGGTATGCTGAACTGCTGGCTGGAGCCAACCCCGTTGCCCATGCCCGTGAGGTAGAAACCTCCCTCTGTTCCCTGGCATCCCACGGGTATTGTAAAGACAGGAGCAATGCTGAGTGGCCCTGTCTGCGGCATGGTGACCAGGAACTTTCCTTGCGGAAGATTGACCGCCCCGCCGCTGGAACACGAGGCGTTGATGGTTGACTGTATCGACGCCGTGTCGTCGGTTACTCCGTCTC